TGAACGAGTTTATTGTGGGGGTGCTGGAGAGGTTTAGGAGGGAGAAGAAATAGTATGGAGGACAACATGACCCAACGAATATGCAGATGGTGTAAGCAGCCGTTCACCCCTCACCCCAAGGCACACTGGCAGAAGACGTGCAGTGACCCTGAGTGCAAGAAGAAGCAGCGGTACTATGAGAACCACAAGGAGGTCGAACCGAGGCAAGAGGTGGAGCTGACGTCCCGGCGGTTCAGTATATCGGTGCGGCAACAGCCGTTAGGTGCGATGGTGGCAGAGGCAGCGGAGTTCTTGCGCGACCGGATAAAGACCATGAAGACCCCGGAGACTTACCGGATTGTGGCGTCTTTGATGGATTTTCAGTGGAAGGCCCGGGACATGAGGTTGACGTATTTCGTGAGGGCGGAAAAGCCGCTGGCGGGGGTGGGGCATTAGACCATGGCAAACACTCACCCTCTATTTAATTTCTCAAAACCGGAACACCCTGATTTTAGGCGAGCATGGGGATTAGACAACCTTCAGCCGTTGTGGATGCCAGACAATAGAAGTAAAAAGGACAAGGTTTTAGAACCTTTTCAAATATCTTTAGCTTTGGAGATTAGTGATGTCTAAAGCCGAAGAATACCGCAACGGCGGAGAGGGTTTCATCAAGTGGGTTGAAGACAATGTTTATTTGTCCGTGTTTCCTGAAGGGTCGGATATTCCTCAGTGGATGCCGTTTTCAGAGTTTCCGCCCAAGATCCGGGAGATGTGGAAACGTCAGCAGGAGTATTTAATTATCCCTGGTCTTGAAATGACTAATGGGGAGTTTAAGTATCGTCTTTTGATTGCTATGTGGCCCCGCGGCGAGGGAAAATCTGTTGAGGCTATTCTGATTCAGCTCTGGCGTTTTTTCTGTTTTCCTAAGATGACTATTATTTTAGGAGCAAACAGCTCAGGTCAAGTAAGGTTCCATCATTTTGAAGAGATGGTACGGGTGATTTCGAATAGTCCAAAATTGATTACACGATTAGGAAAACAGAATTTGCAGCAAAAGCAAATCCAAATGAAGGACAGCAAAGGGAGTGTTACGTCCTTTATCCGGCCGGTATCATCGTTTACAGGAATATACAGTGGATGTACGGGGTATACATTCAATGAATTCCACCAGGCCAAGAATTTCAAGTTTTTTACAGAGATTGATAGCTCTATGCGGGGGATTAAGAACGGTTTAGGGGTGATTGATACAACTGTTGCACCCAAAACCCACATTCTTTATAAGCTGTATCAGACATGGTTGGCTAAGAAAGATCCATACCTATATTTTTCTTATCGTCAAACCAAAGGAATGTCGAAAGAGTTTTGGAATCCCGGGATTACACAAGATTATCTTGATTCGCAAAAGGAACGTCTGCCGTTTGGGGAGTATGAGAGGTTTTATATCAACTCCTGGTCTGCCGGCGCCGAGCGTGTTTTTACAGACGAGATGATCGAGGCGACCAACTTTTTAGGGATCGATAACCAGCTTAGTGTCCATCCGGCGCTCATGGAGATCCTTACCGCTAAAAATAAACTGATCGAGCAGGAGCAGAAGATTATCCATCAGGACCCGAAATCGGAAGAGGCGAAGGGCCATGCGGTTACGTCGCTCTTATTTGAACAGCATAAGGACCGATTTGACGAGTGGGATAAGCGGCTTTGGCCGGTGGACGACGTTGTAAAGATGGTGGACGCCTTCGGGAACCCGGCCATGGTTACAATAGACGGCCTCCAGAGGATCGGGGATATGTATGATACCGATTGGGCGATCCTGGCGGGGATGGACCGTGCGGACCCCATGAAGACCCGGACGGCGGCCCGGACCATTGTAACAGCGGTGGCGAAAGGATTGGCCGGTTCACGCAGTAACCCGTACCCTGCCGATGATTCAGACGCCCCAAGGTATCTGTACTTTCTGCTTCATTTGACAGACATTGAGGACCATTCGATTGAGGTGATAAAGGATGTGCTGACGGCGATCCGGGATACCTATGACGGGATTGATGTGTTCGGGACAGAGCGGTGGGGTGCGGTGGATATGGAAAAATGGTGCCAGGACAATAACATCTTGCCTGTGATCTATTATCCGGTGTACGCCCGGCAGCGGACTATGTTTACGGAATTGTACCTGGCGTATAAATCCGGCCGGTTTAAATCGCCTATAGTTCATGTGCGGGGGCAGAAGCAGGATGATATTCTTAAAGAGGAAGCATCTGTATTTGACCATAACCCCGAGGCGACCAAGAGCAAGTTCGGCAGCCCGGAAAAGTATGAGAAGTATGGTATCCAGGATGACTGCATGTTCAGTGTGGGTTCAGCGGTGTACGCGGGGATAAACTTAGGGGTGGACAGTTTCAGGGAGCGCAAAGGTGCTCAGAGTTTTGGAATGTTTTTTAAGGCGGGGGGATTGATGGGGAGGTGGTAATGGAAGGAGGCAGGAATGAAAGTCACATTGGATACTGAAATTACGGAAGATCAAAAAATTATACAAACATTATTTAAGGACCAAGTTGAAACATTGTCCAAATGGGTTTACGATACAAGAGAACAGAGTATTCGGGATGCGTTAATAAAACTTGGATGGACGCCTCCGCAGGAGTGAAACCCACTTTTCCCCTTGACATTTTTGGAGGTGGCGATGAAGAAAATAAGTTGCGCCTGTGGTTGGCTTCCTACTCCGGGAGCTATAGTCTTGTTAGATGAACAAGGTAATGCAAAATGCCCAAAATGTGGGAAAAAACTTGATATGGAGGATATGACGAAAATGGAAAATGATAGAAACACAAAACTATTACAAGGAGAACTTTTGACAACTTCAAATGAACTTGTAACCGAGAAATTAACCGTGTATCTCGATGTTGTCAGCCTGTTTACTTCGTTTACAGACCCGAAGATCCAAAGGCAGGTGGCGAAAAGCCCTCAAAAGCAGGAGGCCCTGGGGCAGCAAATGGCCAAGATCGGTATGAGGCTGGCGTTGATAGGCGCTGATGCTGTAGTGAAAGGATATTGCGAATTTCGCATGGTATCGCAGCAAGAGGGTGCAAAGTCAGAGAATATCGTGCGGTGTTTCGGTGATTTGATATTGAAGATGCGGGCTGATCTGTATGGTACGCAAACCTGCACTGTAGATGATATGTTGGGGACGTTTATCGTTGGGATGGCGTGAAACCACTTTTCCCCTTGACATTCATAAGAAAAACTGATATGTAAGGGTTACTCATAAGGTTTTCTTATACTTCTAACTGTGGGGTTGAATGGAAATCGAGGTTCGTTGTAAGAAGTGTAACGCGTTGTTATTCAAGGTAAAAGCCGAACATTTAATCCGTGGAATTATTGTCAAATGCAGGAGTTGTAAGTATGTAAACAAGTTTTAGCCAAACACAGGTAGCCGAGCGCCTTTCGAGCGCCAGAATAACCACCCAGAGCTTCACGAAAGCCGAGTTTGAGAGATTTTTTCTCTTAGATTCGGCTTTTTTTGTGGAATCCATGCCAAAAACCGATGAATTGACCATAAATGATGTCCCAGATGAGTATTTAGAAGTCATTGGCCGCGAGCTTGCCATGAGTGTCCCGTGGCAATACGACCCTGATGATAACGATTACCGTGATCCGGATACCGGCCGGACGTATGCCTCCCCCGACAAGGATGATACCGCGGCCACCAGGAGCGTCCTACAGGAACAATGCTTTAAAAAAGCTACCCAAAACCCCCAGGTAGCAACAGCCGTCAAAGGTCTTGTAGGGCGTCTCACTGGTTTTGGGTTTGAGGTCAGTTCTGAAATTCAGGAAATCCAGACTGCCATAAACGAGATCGAGTTAGACCCGCGAAATCGGCTTTATAATTACTGGCCGAAGTACGTTGGGCGCGGAAAGATCGAGGGCGAGCTGTTTTTATGCCTTACCTGCCACCAAAACGGGTTTATCGAGGTGGATTTCATTGATCCCGCCGCCGTGGATAACAGCCAGGAAGAATCCGGCATCATATTTCACCCCAGAAAGACGACTGTCCCCCTGATTTATTGCATAGAAGATGAAAACGGGTTTCAAGAGCAAATCCCATCCATATATATCGCCCGATACCCCGAATGGATCGAATATGCCAAGAAAAACAAGGCGTATCAGTCCTCTGCCCTGAAAAACAGCCGATCCAGGAAGAAAATCTTCAAAAAAATGGGTGGTTTTTATCGTTTTATCGTGTCGTGGGACATGAGCCTTATCACAAAGCGGAATATTGGCCATATTCGGACGGTGCTTGAGTGGGTGCAGTATTGGGAGGATATCAAGAAATACGAGCTGGATCACAAGAAATCCGCGGGCGCCTATGTGTGGGTTGTGAACTTCACGGACGTAAAATCGTGGATTCAGTGGTTGAAGATGTCAGATGCGGACCGGCGCAAGACCGGGATTGCAGCCAAAAAGACGCCTGGCGGGACCATGGTGTTAGGCCCCAACATGGAAATGAAGGCGTCTAACCCGAATCTGCCGAATATCTCTGATTCGGATACTGACATTATGCACATGGTCACATCCGGATTAAACGAACCCGAGGACGTAATGACCGGGCAGTCAACCGGGACATTTGCATCGGTAAAAGAGTCCCGTGGGCCGATGAGCGACCGTACATCCGATGAGATCGCCTATTTTGAGCGGTTTCTGCGGTACGATTTTTGGGCAAACGTCTTTTTTCTGAAGTCCCAAATCAGTTCGTTCCCCGCCCTGTTTGCCGTGGAAGAGGCCGTGGCGTTTAAGCCGGCCAAAGGTGAAGGCGAATCGGAACCTATTTTCAAGAAAGTCAAGAAACCCCCTGAAACACTTATCGATATCAACTTTCCGACATCGGAAATCAATGACATGGAAGGAAGAGCACGTAGTCTTTTTGGAACTAAACATGCTGATTTGTCTGATACAGCAGGAATTCCGAAATCGGAGTTGGTTAGAAAATTGGGGTATTCCAATTATCCAAGAATGAGACTTCAGTATGAAACAGAAAAAAGAAAATATCCCGAACTCCCGCTAACCTTAGATGCTGAGAGCATCCAGGAAAGAGAACAGGCGGAACCGGCGAGGCCGAAAAAGGATGAAGAATCTGAGGAGAAGAAATAATGAAAAAATCAGGCACACCCAAAAGAGATTCGAGTGGAAAAGGCCGCCGCGCCAATCGTGGGAGAGGCGGCTGTAAACCTACTCGAAAGACGGGGAAGGGCAGAAAATAATGGACTTCGATATTGAAGCCCACAACGAATATTTTGACGTTAAAGAGGATCGAAAGAAAAAAGGCGGATCTAATGCGGGAAAGTACAAAAAAGGACCATTTTGCGGCCCTTCCGGTGGAGCGCCCAAGGGGACATACCCGGTTGATACAGAAAAACGAGCCATTGCCGCGATTGCCTATGCCCGACATGCCCCGAATCCTGCGGGGATAAAGAAATGTGTATGTCGGCACTGGCCGGACTTAGCGGCCTGCAAATCAAAAAAGGAGAAACAAGCCATGACTGTTGAAAAGATGCCTAAAGCGGCTTTGCACTTTATGGACCATGAAGGCTTTGCCCAAGTAAAGGAGCAGGATGGTGAAGATAACTTTCAGATGGTGGCATATAGCGGCGGGGTGATCCAGAACCACTGGTATTGGGGAAACCTGTCGATCGATCTGGCCGGAATGTCTTTCCCAAAGAATTCGTATCCCATTCTGGAGAACCATTTGACGGATAAGAAGATCGCATTTGCCAAAAAACCGGATACCAGCATGGGTGCTATTCATTTTAATACCGCTCAGTTTGTAGACACGCCGGAGAGTGAGGAGTTCAGGAAGTTGTCGAAATCCGGCTTCCCGTACGAAGCCAGCATCTACGCTACACCCACGAAAGTTGAACGACTCAATGAGGGTGAATCAGCGGAAGTGAACGGTATGACCCTGGAAGGCCCTGGGTCTATCTGGCGCAATTCTGTTTTCAAAGAGGCTTCTGTCTGTGTGTTTGGATATGACTCAAACACAAAGTCGGCGGCTTTTGCAAGTGATGAAATAGAAGTAACTCTTGAAACCATACACAACGCTCGGAGCGACCAACCCGATAACTCATTGGAGGAGGTGAAGAAAATGGATTTTGAGCAGTTTAGTAAAGAGCACCCTGAGCTGTTGGCCGAAGTCGTGGCGAAAACCACTGATGATGTGACCAAGGAGCTTTCCAAGAAGTTTGACAAGGAAAAAACAATCCTTGAGGAAAAGCTGGCCCAGGAGCGGGATGGTCGAAGTGACGAGCGTAAGGAATTTAAAAAAGAGATTGCTGCGCTTCAGAAATCTGAGGCCATTCGCACGGAAAAAGAGCTGAGGTTGGAAGCGCGGGCAATCTGGACCGACAAATTGAACGAGAGTTCGATCCCTGACCGTCTGGCTGACAAGGTAATGAACCAGGTGAGCCATGACGAGTTTGTCAAGGACGGTGCGATTGATCTGGAAGCCTTCGAGAAGGCGATTGATGAAGAGATCGCTGATTGGGAGTCCCGTGGCATTACCTCGGAAACGTCCGGCTTTGGAGTCTCAGTGAAAGAAGTTGATGGTGACAAGGCCAAAAAGCTGAAGCAAGAGGATGATGAGTTGGCAGATCATTTGTTTGCTCTTGCCGGTGGTGAAAAGGAGGTGAAGTAACATGCCAAAAGGAGATACCCCTTATGTGTATAGAGGAACCCAGGATGATCTGAAGCGGTTGTTCTACAGTGATCCGAGTCGTGCCTTGGCAAAGGTGATTACTATCCCTGCCGGTTACGGAGTCGTGAAGGCCGGTGCGGTGATGGGGATCATTACCGAAAGCACCAATCGGGTGGACTATTACGTACCGTATACGGGGCTGGATTCAGTGGGGAATGTGGCGGCCGGCATTGAGGATCTGTTTGGCGCGGCTTTTCTTGTCGCTGATCCAAGCACGAATAAAATCGGATACGTAACCATGGACGACAGCTACAAGTTTGCCGTGGGCGACCATCTGGTTGCTGGTGACAGTGATCTCAGTAATACGGATCTCGGAGCCATTACAGCCATTGACCGGACCACGTACACCCACATGGCCGCTATTACAGTGACCAATTCGTTTGGTTCGGAAACTACCGCAAAAGGCGCTGTTATCACTATTCAGAGCGCCACCTCAAGCCCCTATGTATGCGCTAAAGGCATTTTGAAAGCCGCAGTGGATACCGGGACAGGCGAGAATGCCAAAGGTGGCCAGGGAGTGCTGGTTATCAAAAATGCCATGCTCTACA